ATGGGTCTCCAGTTTCGATACCAGATTCAAAGTATTGTGTAGGCTTAGCAGTGCTGTAGTATAAGTAGTCAGTGTCTAACATGTAAATTCTGCTGATACCATCGGCTTCAACATCCTTAGATGGGATGATTGGTACACCATTGTAGGTAGCGACGATAAACCCTGCTTCCATACCGGGGACACCCTTGACACCGTTGTAAGTTGGTACAACACGCTTTTCTTCCATGAACCTTTGTTGGCTTTGTAGAAGTTGTTGAAGTCTCATCAAAGTGTCATATCCAGTTAGCATAACCTTTGGATTACCACCTCTCTGCCAAATCTTTCTGAATAATTCATCAAAGTGGTCGAGAGATAGAGTTCTGTTGGTAGGGGTACCAGAAATACCGTTAACTGACATTTCAGCGTTAGCCCATGAAGCGTTAGTCTCACGGTTTATTGAATAAATATCTAAGTCAGTTGCTGCACTGATGTGACCTGTTCCATCTGCAATTGCACTTGTACTGGTAGTTAAACTTGCAGCGTGACCGGCGGTAACACGGTCAAGTGACTCAATATCATTACCTGCTGGGGTGTCAGTGTCTCTAAGTAGCATTTTGTTAATCATCTCTGCGTGGTGCTTACCCATTTCTTCTTTCAATACTGAGCGAATGTCACCTAGACCGTCATCCTTGTCGTTAAGGAATATTGCTACTTCAGACATATCGAATGAGTGAGCGATGGTTTTTGGCTTCGCTGCAACATTTTGGAAAGTTGGTTTTTGAGTTTCCGGTAGAGTACCGTTCTCTGCAATTCCTCCACCAACTGTGTCAGAAGGCTTAGCGGTTACAACACGCCATCCACTTCTGTCCCATGGCTTCTTAGGTAGGATAGAGAAAGCGTTGAACTCTTGGTTCAACTGACTCCATACTTTTCTACCGTAGATTGCTTGGTATGTTCCTGCTGTTGTGCTCAATAGAGGAGCATCTGCTTTCAATAGTTCTGAACCTGTGTAGGAATATCCCATACTTTGTCCAGCACCGTAGTAGTAGCGCTCCATATCATTTACTGTTCTCATATAATTTCTTGCCATTCATATTCCTCCTTAGTTGGTAAATACACTCCCTGCGAGTTGGTGAACTTCGTCCCAACTCATGCTTCCAAGTGCCTCGGTAGATGGGATTTCTACATTGGCCATATCGCTACTCTTACGAATCGGTGATTCTGGAGCAGCACTGGAAATGTTGTCGATTCTGTGACTCAAGTCAGACAGAGCCTTTTCGATGTTAGCAAGTGGTGTTCTTGCATCGAATGAAGCCGCCTCTCTTGCTTGTGCTTCGTGAGTAAGTTCTTTGTTTAGCCTGTCAGCAAATACACCGCTTAGGTTGTGCTTGAATTGTTCTTCAAGAGCCGCCGCTTTGTAAACTTCATAGGCTGCTTCTACATCAGTAGGAGAAACTGCACTTGGGTGCAAGTATCCTTTTGCTACTGTTCCGCCGCCGCCAGAGTTTAGTTTACCGATTGCGTTAGTTGATGGGGAACCACCTTCTTGTGCTCGACCCTTGACTTGTCCAGCAAAGTAGTCTGCACCGTCACCAATAGATTCTGGTGTGCTTCCTAGGTTAGCCTTGGAGATTCCATCGAAGTGTGCACGAGCACCACCAATGTCAACACCTTGTCCTTTCAAGGTGCTTTCCATCCAATTTAGATATTCACTAGAAATAACATCGGAGTATTCTCCTTTTGCCATTTCACCATGCATACCTTTGTGGTCAGCACCATACATTTTTTCATCTTTATCTTTATCAGCCATTTCTTTCGCCTCATCTTGTTCATTATTTTTGTCTTTCTTGTCTTTCATGTGTTCTCTAAGACCTTCTGGCATGGCTTTGTCGTCCATTTCTTTCGCAAGTTCGCCCTTCTCCATTGCGTCTAGGCGGCCATTCAGTCTGTCTAAAACACTTGACAATTCTGCCATTGCATCTGTTTCTGTCATATCAATATCCTCCTTCAATATACGGAATGTCGCCTCCGGGTTAATACCTTTTTCACAAATGGTGACCTCATGCAGTTCTAGTTTGGATATTTCAGTGTAATCACCATGACTGGCATCACTCTTCCGCATTCTCTTGAACGCTTGTCCTCCAATACTAAAACCTCTAAGGGCTCCTTTGCGAATTTCTTTGGCAACTTCTCTTGCCTTTTCTATATCATCTCTTAGTTTAATGACTACAAACATACCAGCATCATCAACACCGGACTTCCACACTCTGCCATCAGAGTCAGTATATTGTGAAATTACTTCTCCAACTTGTATGTTAGAATGTGCGAGTTGAACATTTCGATAACCATCTGCTTTCATAAAATCTCCAAAAGCGTTTTTCAAAGCGCCTCTAGTAATCAAATCTCCTTGCTTGTCTACCATCTCAACAGATGCATATCCAGCGATTACCAAGTCGTTATCAGCCTTGATTAAATTGATGCTGCCATTGTGAGTAACCGGGGAGGTTCTCAGCATAGAACTGGCTGTCATCGTTTCTATAGACATCTCTCATACTATTTAACTAAGTATGGAAAACAGCAGAGTCCTCTGTTATTTCTAAAACACCACTCTCCGTGGGCACAGTCATGTGTTTAGGTTTGTCTTTTGGCTCAGTATCTTCATCTATAGAAGATTCTTCTTCCATGTCTCTCACATCATAATCGGGCATAGTCTTCTTGTCATGTAAATTAGTAGGCCCCATGGGTGATTCTATAGGCGTGGCATAATCAATGCCGAGTCCCATGGTACCAGTGCTAGACTGACCTACAGCACCCACTCCACTTTTAAGTAACTTCTCTACTAACTGTAAGCCCTTAACGAGTACCTTTTCTTTTTCTTGCTTAGCCCACCATTCAGAATCCCTAATTCTTCTTGGAGGCATTAGTGGTTTACCATCGCCCTCTGTTTCATGAACTTCGGCTTTATCTTCTTGCTCTTTGGCGGGAGCGGCTATGTTCACATTGGCTTTGAGTAACGCACCCGCAACAGGTGCCCAGTAAGGTCTTTGACTTTCGGACATGCGAATCAAGTAACTATTGGAAGCCAACGGACTATGTGCTGTCCAAGACTGACCCGACTGTGTGCATTTATACACAACATCACCTTGAGGCATAACGACTCTTATACCACTACCTGTTCTATAGACTTCACACAACCACTGCGAGCCTTCTGACTTAGAAAGTAGACTCAATGTTTCTTGGCTAACCAAACCCTCACCCTCAGCCTCTTCTTCAATCTTAGAACCGGTTACGGTAAACAATTTTTGACCTTCGGCTGTTTGTGACTCACCTACATTACTGACATTAACTCTGACATGGTCACCCTCGTTGTATTTTTCTTCACTGTCAAAAGCAGCGCCAACATCCATGTAGATGTCACCATCAGATTCTACTGCCCTATCACCTAACTCTTCGTCTTTAGTAATTGGACCAGTGCCTAATCGATAAGTGTAAGGACCATTGCCTCTTCTTTCTAACACTCTAAGCACGACATCATTACCCGGACTTAGTAAAACCCACTTAGGGTGGCGTAGTTCACCAGCCATGTAAGTAGACTTTGCATCACGAAGTAACAACTTTTCATTCTCTTTCTGCAAGTCTTCTACTGTAACTTTAAGGCCAGCATCATCTGTAAGTCTAGTATCGCTAGCACTAGGAACATGCACATTTTCAACACCATCCAAACCACCTCTAAGTATCTTGATTCGGTCATCTATTGGCACATCGTGTACTTCTTTGTCGTCATACTTGAGAACATCAAAGATATAGTAGCCCTCTTCGGTCTTGAACACATCTAAATGATAATCGTTATCAGTTACTTTCTTGAAGTTGCTCTTGTCTTCATCTGACAAAGTAAAATTGGTCGAAGTAATTTCATCATCCTCTTTCTTAACAAAGCCTCTTTCACCTTCTGGCATAACAGATACTATCCAGTCGCCTGTAAAACCACGCAGATGTTCGAGGTCACCCAAATCAAAAATACGATGCATCGGTTGTAGGATAGGAACACCCTTACCTATTTCTTTGCGAATGATATCGGGATTAGTAAGTGTTGCTAAGTTAGCATCTGACTTAGCAATCGTGTTAGTTTCATTTCTACCATGCCTAAATTGAGCCGGAAAATGCTCTTCTATGTTGTATTGTGCCCAATCAGTTCCATATAAAACATCAGTCAAACCTGCTCCCCTCCATATAGCCATTGTCGGTTGAACTAACCTTTCTCGTTTAGGTTCAGGTAGTGGGATTATATCTATCTTCCCGTCTTTACCTATCTTATAGTCGAAAGTAACAGGAACATTGTGACCAAACTCCATTCGCTTACCAGATGAGTTGTAAGTCGAAGCAACTATATTGTGAGCATTCGGCCCAACTGGTTCTATCGGCTTAGTGACTCGACCACTCAGTCTGGCAGTAAGTGCGGCAGGAGCAGCGTCCGGCTCGATAAACGGG